ATCAGAAGCAGCAGCAGCAGCAGCAGCAGCATAAGAAGCAGTAGCAGCAGTAGCAGCATCAGAAGCAGCATCAGAAGCAGCATAAGAAGCAGCAGCATCAGCAGCATCAGCAGCAGCAGCAGCATCAGCAGCATAAGAAGCAGCAGCATCAGCAGCAGCAGCAGCAGCAGCAGCAGCATCAGCAGCAGCAGCAGCAGCAGCAGCAGCAGCAATAGTTTTTAATTCACACATTTGCTTCCATTTAGTACCAAATCCTTTTTTATCTGCAATAGGTTGTATAATAGGTAGTACAATAGTCCACATCCAATTCATAATTATTTCTTTTCTTTCTTGTTCCTTTTCTCTGCCTGTTCCAGCCGCTTGAGGAAGTAAAAATTTCCATTCAGTTGAATTTCGTAATTCAGTTGGAATTGCATCTTGTATATTTATGATCCATTTTCCAATCACTTTAGACATACACTCTGGAATTGTATCTGTTAACTCTCCAGATATAGCTAAATTGATAGCTGCAATACTGCAGGCTGCTTCTTCAGTACCTAGCCCTTTAGGTAGTGTGTGAGTGTTTAGATAAAAAATCAACTTTTCTTTGGCTTCTAAAGTGAATTCAGTACTGTTTGACATGATATGGTTTCCTGTAGGAATGCGAAATGTGATGTGTGCTGTTTGATATAAAACCAATTGCTGTGTTATGGGTGAAATATTGCAAGAAATACAATTACACCGACTGCAAATGCAATTCCATTGATTACTGTTTTCATTTCATTTCTCCTGGGTGGGTTTCAGTTCCTGAGTGAGATTGAAACTGGTATGGGCCCGCGTATGCATAGTTGTGTGCAGGTTGTGTGCTATAAATCATTGAATTCATATACATTTGGGGTGATGCACATCCTTGGAAGGAAGCTAAAATACAACTTACAATGATACAAACTAATATGAGTTTCATTTACAACTCCTTATATCGTAATAACCTTTGAATATTTGAATCTTTTAACTACCTAATTGTATGGATCATAATCACCGGAAACAACACTTACAGCATCAATACTACCGCCGTTATCTATAACGAACTGCATTGCTTGTGCTTCAATTTCTGCAAAATCTATATCTGTCAACTGTTTCTTAACTTCAACACGAATAGTTTCTCGTGTATATTCGCATTTAAGAATTAGAAATTCCTCAATTGATTTATTCAATCTACCAACTAATGTCATTTCTTCAATTTCATCCCACTCTCTAGCATTAATCATTGTGTAGAGTGTTCTAGCTTGAAATGAAGTTAGCTTAAGTCTTAACGTATTTTCATCGCTCATTAGTTTCACCAATCGATATTTGGGTACAGGGGATAGGGTATAGTACCCGGTTTACCCCTCCCCCGTCAAGCACCAAATTGGTGAATCTAGTATCTGTGTTTTATGCCTTCTTACTTTCTATACCCCCTAACTAACTTATATATAAAGCACTACACTGCGCGTATATTTTAGGGGGTATAAAAAATAAAAATTAAAGATATACCTATATAGTTAGTTATAAGTCTATTAGAAGGCACATAACTAACTACACTTTATATACGCCTACAAGTCTGTAATGTGTTCGTAAGGGGAGGAGGGGGTAAAGTACTGGAGTGTACCCGGTACCCTATCCCCTAATCATTGCTCACAAACCTAACATCTCTTCCACACTGACTTCTTTCATAGCCTGCAACTTAGCAATCAATCTAGCTCCAATTCCATCACTTGTATCTACCAATCCGAGCGCTTTCTCCAATTTACTTCTCTTATCTGCAGCAAATACAGTTCTTCCACCAGCAAGTGCTGCAAAGCAGTCTCTATATACATTGCACATTTGTTGCAATTTCTGTGTCTGTTCTTCACTGCAGTCATCACTGATACCTAGTTTCTCCGCAAATGCCAGAAGTAACATATCTTGCAGTTCACTATCGAACCAGTATTTGATCTGTTCCCCATTAAGTCTGTCACCTGCAGCTTGCTGCACCAAATAGGATTTCACTGCAGCTACATCGATTTCCTCACTTGTTACTGCATCCTTATCAGCTACACATGCCTCGCGAATGATTTCATCCTGTACACCATGAAACCATTGGGAGATCTGCGGTGACAGTACTTCATAGTCCTCTGCACTCAGCACTGTTACTGGAACAGATACGCACTGACTATCTTTCGCCTTACTTCCTGACTTATCCTTTTTGAATCTCACCACACTTAATCTCTGACCGCTAAGAGCAGTAGATTTATCTTTGCCGTTAGAGTTGTAAGTAGTGAAAATGTGACGATCTGAAATATTGCTCATTTTTGCACCTATTTAGTATCTAGGGGTTGAAAAAGAAAATAGAATCTTACAATCTGATTACGCAGTTACAAGTACTCAATCTGCCCACAGTGGCAACCAATAAATCCAATCATAAGTTAGACCATCAATTGCGAATGCGAATGTGGCACTTGTGTATTCCAATACATTACCAAAATCATCCATAACAATCTCCTAGTGTTGTGAGTACTCACTGCGAATGCCCACAATCCTAGGAGCTAGTTGGATCGCCTCTCACCTGTCATATGAGTGACAGTCAGTGACAGGTGAGAACTACAAAGCGAATCCACTAGCTACTAGCGGTTTATCAAATTGTCAGTAGCATCAAGAAATAGCTACCAAGAGCATGCCTAATGGCGTTGGTACGTCGTGTCTGGCATTCACAGACTTACGAGACCCATTACATTTACTCACTACAACTACTAACGAAATCTACTCTTTGAATCACCTGCCTTACGAAACAACAAACTGCACTAATATCTTAGGTCATCCAGCAGAAAAATGTTGATATTCTCTAGAGTAAGTATTCTATTAATACAGTCTGTAAGCAATATCCATCATTGCTCATGCAATCAATACTTACAACTAGCTAACAGCAAGCCACTAACTGAATGCGAATGAGAATGATTCGTACTAGCTAGATGATAATGAGATGCAATTGCGAAGTGGGGGGGGTATCGACCTTTTTAGCAAGTGATACCTCCTTTGACCTATGAAACCTCTCTAAATTTTCTAAAGTTTTTACCTATTTCCTACCAACTTCTTGCCATCTATCACTTTTGATCTACAGCTATCTCTCAAATATTTCCTAGAATCTGACACAAGCATTTCCAGGATCCCCAATTAGTATCTAACCATTCCATGATAGAATCTAATTATTGAATTAGGAGCCAGTCATGTCAGAAGTCACATCAGCTACATCAATCCCAGCATACACTGGTACCCAGGGGCGCGCCCTAGAACTCCTGGGAGATGGAATACAAGCATCCATTGTAGCTCAAACACTAGGAGTAAGTGAGAGTTATGTTTCACAACTCCTAGCAGATGAGATGTTTTTACGTGGAGTTGTAGAACGCCGCTATGAACATTTAGCTCGCCATAACAAACGAGATGCAGAGTATGATTCAGTAGAAGATAAATTATTAGAGAAATTGAAACAAACATTACCATTGCTTTTTGACCCAATGAAAATAGCAAGAGTACTTCAGACTGTAAATGCAGCTAAGCGACGTGGCCAATCAGATCCAGCTTCCATTACACAGCAAAATGTAATTGTAAATCTCCTAATGCCCACTAAAATCATCGATAGATTTCAAATTACTAAAGATGTCAATAACCAAATTATTGAAGCTGGCAATCAGAAACTAGTAACTATTGGATCGAATACATTACTTGATAGAGTGAAACAATCTCAACAGAGACAATTAGAAGTAGGAGTAGTAAATGGTGAACAGCAAAATGGAATTACTGCTAGTGGAACTTCGAGCTAACCTTACTCTCGAACAAGTACAAGAACAAAATGCAGTGCAACTTGCAACTGCTGAAAAACTTCGTCTTGCAAATAAAGCTAAAGCAGAAGTAATTCTTAAAACAATTAAAATGGGACTTGCACGTAACAATGGCTAAATCAGTTGATGAGATGTTACAGGCTTTGGGAGAAGTTGCTCCTACAATTATTCCCCAGATCTCAAATATACCTGAGATGGAATTGGCACCTGTACAAGAATCAGCTTTCAACTCTCAGGAAGTTATAGAGAATGCTAGAGAGTCATTAGATTTTCTAGCCGCCCTTGCACTCCCGTTGATTTTCAAATATTTCTTTCCTCCAGTTTTCATCTCTGTATGGAAATGGTTAAGATCTTATGCTCACCAAGTTCGTGCATTCCCACAACTTGCACTTGGTCTTCCGCGTGGCTTTGGTAAAACAACAGTAATTAAATTATTTGTTCTTTATTGTATTCTTTTCACTAAGAAACAATTCATCCTTGTAATTTCTGAGACTGATCGTAAAGCAATTTCTATCATTGCTGACATATGTGATATGTTAGATGAACCAAACATTAAAAAATTATTTGGTGATTGGAAAGTAGGAGCTGAAATAGATCGCCAAGATATGAAGAAATTCGGCTTTCGTGGTCGAAATATTATGTTAAAAGCTGCAGGTTCTGGTACTGGAATTCGTGGTATTAATGAAAAGAATCTACGTCCAGATGTAATGATTTTCGATGACATTCAATCTCGTGAGGACGCAGATTCTCCAACTATTTCGGAAGCATTAGAAACTTGGATGTATGGTACTGCAATGAAAGCTAAATCACCTGAAGGGTGTATGTTTCTTTTCATTGCTAATATGTATCCCACTAAGTGGTCTCTCCTACGTAGATTAAAAAGAAATCCTAAATGGATTAAATTCATTGCTGGCGGTATTCTAGAATCTGGGGAGTCTTTGTGGGAAGATCTACAACCAATTGAACAATTACTAAATGAATTTGAGAACGATGTAGCAGCTGGTCACCCAGAGATCTTCTTCGCAGAAGTTCTAAATGATGAGAATGCGGCCTCTAATAATCTCATTGATTTATCTAGACTTCCAGTTCCTCGTTTCGATTGGGATGAACCTGCAGCTGGCCGCTTCATAGTAGTTGATCCTGCAGCTAAATCTAATCCAACTTCAGATGCCGTCACTGTTGCATATGCAGAAGTACACGATTCATTACCTTGTTGGAGAGAAATTGATGAAGATAGAATGTCTCCAGGAGAATCTATACGTAGAGCTCTGATGATGGCATTGAAGCATGGTGTGCGAGTAGTTGGTGTAGAAGCTACAGCATATCAAGCAACTTATGCTTGGTGGTTTCAATACATTTGTCTCCAGTATGGAATTACTGGAATTGAGTGTGTGGAACTGTATACAGGTACAATGTCTAAAAATGCTCGTATTCTTTCCATGCTAAAAGCATATGCAGCTGGGGAGTTCTATATCCATCCAGATGCACAGCCTCCAGCGCACTTACAAATCACCCAGTTTAAACCACTTAAAAGAGATAATACAGATGGAATTCTAGATTGTCTCTGTTATGGTCCTAAGATGATTGAAGAATTTGGGCATCTAATTGAGTCTTATACAATCATTGAATCTCAAGAGTACGATGCAATTCCAGTATTAGAACATAACTCACCCTTTTAAAATCTTCATATGTTAACCATCCCCAATGTTTTCGCAGATGAGAAAGCAGTTAAGATCTGGTTATCGAGAATGAAATTACGCTTTGGTGATGATTGGAAGTTAGTAATCTATAAAACACTGTATATATCTGGAATGGATAAATCTTCCATTCACCCCCTGATTAAGAAACATTTGAATAGGAAGAAGCCATGACCGCTAATACTAATATGAGTACACTTCTTTCTAAGAAACAGCAAGAAGGTTTGATTCAATTTCATAAACAATGTTACCAAATGCTAAATCAGCAATGGAACATCAGGGAGCAATTACGACAAGTTGATCTTGCTTTCATGAGAGAAATTGACTATACACAGGAAAATATACGAGCTCGTCTTGCAAATATGTATGGCGATCCTTCGCGCTACCAAAATATAACAATGCCGATTGTAGCTCCCGCAGTAGAGAATGCTGTTGCTTACCAAGCATCCATCTTTCTAACTGGTGAACCACTTTTTCCAGTAGTGTCGGATCCAGCTAACATGGATGCGGCAATGCAAATGGAAACAATTATTGACAATCAAGCAACTCGGGGCAATTGGATTCGTCAACTACTTCTATTCTTTGCGGATGGTTTTAAATACAATCTCTCAGCCATTGAAGTTAGTTGGCAAGATATTGTAACTCCTGCATTTGAAACGGATATGGGCTATCATGGTGGAAAGCAAGGAAAACCAAAAGAAGTTATATGGTCTGGAAATTGCGTTGAACGATGGGATCCTTATAATATATTCTTTGATTCCCGCTACACTCCAGCAGAAATTCCGGAACGAGGCGAGTTTGTTGGTACTACTAAGTTGTATACTCGTACGGAACTCAAAACATTTATCGCTAAACTCCCTTATAAAATTAATGCAAATATCATTGCCGCATTTGAATCCGGTGGAGGTTTCTCAGCTGGTGGGTATAGTCCCGGTGGTGTTGAATCATACTTCATTCCGCAGGTTAACCCGTGGGCACTTATCAACAAAAATCCTAGAGCAACTACGGATTGGATGATGTGGGCAGGAGTAACTGGGGGAGAAAACAAAGTACAATATAAGAATATGTATGAAGTTACAACTCTTTATGCACGCTTGATTCCATCTGATTTCTCACTCTCAGTACCTGCCCCTAATACTCCTCAAGTCTGGAAACTTATTATTGTAAACCATCAAGTATTAATTTTCGCAGAACGCCAAACCAATGCACATAATCTAATCCCAGTACTTTTTGGCCAACCGAAAGAAGATGGACTTATGTATCAAACAAAGTCTCTAGCACAGAATGTACGTCCATATCAGGATGTTTCTAGTGCTCTAGTGAATTCTATGATCCACTCGCGTAGCCGA